CTTAGGGTTAGGGCTAGGAAAAGAGGGGAGATTTATTGAACCGTAAAACGCCGGATGCGACGCATCACTGCCGGATCCTCGGACAAGGGCCACTCGTTGCAGGTGAAGCACTTGAACACGCCCGCGGGAATAACAGCAATATTATGTCGACAATGAATTGCCCTAGTATTATCAAAATCAACAAGATGAATTTGCGACGTTCTTGGAAAGTGGTTGAAATCGACGTCATCAAAGACAATTGAGACATGGTACCCTGGCTTAAACATTTTCAACTGATCTATATGCGAAACGAAAAGACAAGGCTTGGGCATGTTGATCTTGGCCCACGTGGTTTTTCCGCATCCGGACTTTCCGCGAATGACCAAGGTGCGATGAAGATCAGGATTGAAAGCGAATTCTTGTAAAGAGGAACACATGATTCCTGGGTGCTCGGACGTAGTAATGGTCGAGAGATCACCCTTGGCTCGATTCCAGAACCAATTGGCAAATTGAAATTGGATCTTGTTCTCACAGCACCACTGGAACCAACTTTCCTGCATTTGATGTTCGTTGACCTTTTCCAACAAGTTTGGCCTAAAGTCATCGATGTCAAAATTCGTCTCGAGGAAGTCTTCGCCTTTCTTGACGTACTGCTTGCAAGCGTTCCAGTTTCGAGGGTCTTGCTTGTTGGGATGCTTTCCTTCAAAGTCCAACCAGCGTGCATCATGTCTTTGATGTTTGACAAATTCCACACAGGCGTGGAGGTGAGGGTTTCCATCCTCATGAAGCTCTCGCGAAACCAAAAGGTATTGTACGTCTGCTCTAGCAAGGAGGAATGCGAAGAGAGAATCCTTGGAAGCTGGACATTGAGCGTAGGTGAGAAAGAAGCGTTTGCCATTGTAAAATGAAGGCATGGGTCTCCCGAAATTAAAAGACAGAAATTTCCGGGTGGCTTGCAAACTCTTTTATTATTGTCCTCCTCCTCCTCCCTACCCCCATATATAATATTACGGGGTAGGGATTCCTATCCAATGCCACCTAGAAAACGTCGTGAAAGAGGTCTTAGCCTTAACCTTCCAGTTGGATTTCGTCAAGAGAAACGTAGACGAATAGGAAGTTCCGGTGCTTTGACCCGGTCTTCGGCTGCCCAAGTTGCCCGTGCTGCTGGAGGTCAATTGATGCGGTATGCTGCTGACCGTGTCTTACCTGGAATTTCGACCGCCTACGATGTAGGACGTACAGCGTATGGATTGTACAAAGCTGCTAGAGGTGGAAAGAAAGCCAAAAGGGTATCCACTGGTTTTACAGCCACTTCCCTTGGAAAGTTTTCTTCAAAGAAGAAAAAGGCAAGTGCATCCAAAGAAGCTCTTTATTCCAAAACAGGATATGTGATCAAACGTGAAACGAATGGGGAAATTGCCGGAGAATCTCTGGTGTTTCTTACACACAGTTCTTACGTGATTGATGACTTGTTCAAAGCGACCTGGGGTGCTATTATTAGAAAGCTGTTCAAGAAAGCTGGATATGAAATAGACAGCATAGAGACGTTACCGGGGCGTACTCCGACAGATGCTGATTCAAACACAGACATTTGGAAAATTGTCTTAGAAAGAAAATCAAGAGAAGGTGCTCCAGACAATAACTTTATTCTTACGACTGGCACAACGGCCACGCTTAAAAGTGTTGCAGCGGATGTGTTTTCAGGCACAGTTGCTTGGTTCGGTAGTCAGGGTGCTACAGCGACTAATTCCAACACAGAAGTTACATACATTTATTTGTATGATAACACAAAAAGTGCAGGGGAAGACAGACCTTTGTCTTCTATTAACCTGATGAACGAGAAGGTTATGTGTTATGGAAAAAGTAACATGACCATTCAAAACCGTACTGCGACTACTGCAGGACAAGATGCTGACACTGTGAACCAATTGCCGATGATTGGAAAGAGGTACTTCTTCAACACAGGAGTTCCTCAGAATCGTGTGCCAGATGTTGGACCTATGTGCAAAATGAACTTTGAAAATGGCATTTTTGTTGGAAACAACGCGTTCCTTGTGTCCAGTCTGAGAGAGCCTCCCGTTGCTACAGCATTCAGAAACATCAAAGGTTACAATGGAGTTAAAATAATGCCCGGTGAAATGAAGTATGGCAAAGTCTATCACGAATGGAAAGGCACCCTGCAAGAAATGTACAAAAAGTTTAGACGTGACACGTCGATTGACCTTGATCCAGGTGCTCCGTTCTACAGTGCAATTTATTACCATCCTGGTACTAGCGAGTTGTATGCCTTGGAACATTCAATTAACTTGACTGCTGATTCAGATTTAAAGGCAGCATTTGAAGTGCAACATGAGATTGGTGTGATGCTTAAAACCAGCAAGAAAAGAAGTTTACTTAGTGAATACAATCAAGTATCAAACTTTGTTCCTTTATAAATAAAAAAAACACAATAGTGGTACATGTCTTTTAGCTTAGGTGTAATGTGGGATGCAGTTTTACACGAGACAGGTGAAGTGCCTGTGTTCGAGACCAGTAAAAACCAGCAAAAAGAATGAAATTCCAGATCATGTAGATGCGTATTATGAGACCTGGTGTCCAGCAGATCCTTGGAAGTATCAAAAAGAATGTCCTAGATGTCAGAGAATGAAGAAGAGGCAACTAAGAAAAGCACTAGGAACAATAAAGATTAAAATTGAGTAATCTTTTTACCTGGATGGGAGAGGGGGCAAGGGGAGAGGGAAGGGAGTGAACAACCCAAGAAAAAAAAGATGAAAAAAAAATGAAAACCCCCACCAAAGAGAAAAGGTTGTGAGTGAACTTCTGAACCTTTTGCCCCCTGACCGTAGGGTTAGGGTCCGCGCCGGCAGGCGCTCCTTAGGGTTAGGGCTAGGAAAAGAGGGGAGATTTATTGAACCGTAAAACGCCGGATGCGACGCATCACTGCCGGATCCTCGGACAAGGGCCACTCGTTGCAGGTGAAGCACTTGAACACGC